GCCGTCAGGTCCGTGGTGCTGGAAAGGTCTGCGCCGCCGATGCCATACTTGGGGTATGGCAGCTCGATCTCCTGCCAGTCGTCGCCCTCTTTGTGCCGCCACAGGAAGCGTCTGTTTTCCGGATCCAGGCGGAAGGTGTCCCGGTTATCCAATTCCTCGAAGGTTAGCCAGGCTTCACTGGAGGTTTCCCGGATGTTGAACTCCTTGCACACAAGGTTTTTCACCAGTGCCGGATTCTGCATGGCCTTTTTGACTTTGTCTTCCAGGGCTTTGTAATTCTTGATGGTTCCAAGGCCCGGATTGGCTTTCTTCCAGCATCTCGGATCCGGCCACTCGCTCCGGCTGTCCAGTTCGTAAATGAAGTAGATCGTCCGGTCATCCTGGTATCCGTCCGGGTCTTCGTAACCGTTTATGATTTTCTCTGCTTCCTCGTAGGTATCGTCGTAGATGTCCTCCCGGATAGTGCCGGCAGTGGAGGTCATGAAGATCAGAGGCTGCTCTCGGGCGGTGACGCCGTCTGCGATGATGTCATACAGGGCCCGGCCGTTTTTCCACTGATGAATCTCGTCCATCAGCGCACAGTGGACGTTCAGGCCGTCCAGGGTGTCGCTGTCAGATGCCAACGGTTTAAAATTTCCGTCGTTGAAATCGCTGGGCAACTCCGCCACAAGAGGCTTTACCCGTTTCAGCAGCGCCGGAGACTTCCGAACCATCCGCTTTGCTTCCTGCCAGATGATCTTCGCCTGGTCTCGTTTAGTGGCAACTGCGTACACTTCCGGGCCTGCCTCTCCGTCTGCGGTCTGCATGTACAGGCCCACGCCGGATGCAAGCAGGGATTTTCCGTTTTTCTTACCCACAATCAGGCCGCATTTCCGGTACTGCCGGTTCCCCTCGATGTCGATGAAACCGAACACCGCAGCAAGCATGGCCTTTTCCCAAAGTTCCAGGATAACCGGCTTGCCGCCTGCTTTGCCCTTTGAGTGATGGCAGTAATTTTCAAAAAATTCAATCACATGATTGGCACGGGCCGTGCTGTAGAAAAACTCTCCCGGATTGTCCAGTTTCCAAATCAGGTGCTTGTAGGTTTTATAAACTTTCAGGCTGACTACTTCACGGCCGGTTTGGATTTTTTCCCAGTATTCCCGGATCGGGTTGTAGTCCAGCGGGTACTTCCGGAGTTTTCTCAAACTTCACCACGCCCGCTTACGAAATCATCAAAGCCGTCGTTATCTTCCTTCGGCTTTGGATCTTCTCTGGGAAGCATAGCATCCAACTGTTTGATGATCTTCTGGTAATTGCCATTGATGGCGTTATAGGTCTGACCCTGTGGCCGGGCGCGGTCGTATGGCTCCTGGTCTTTTCCTTGCTGAAATTTTTCAACCCAGTCATTTTCCGCCAGGTATTCTTCCAGGTCTTCCATCTCCACCAGCATAAACGCTGCCCGTTCGATCAGTCCCTGGGCTATTGTCTTCTTTGCCGGTGATAAATCCGCATAGTTTTTTTCAAGACGTTTCTTCTCTGCCTTAACTCTTGCTGATTTGGTTTTCTTTGCCATACTTTCGCCTCCTTTCGGCTTTTGGGGAGGGGGGTCATACGCATGACCTGTGTATTTTTTCTAACTCCACCCACCGGTCTCCTACGAAGTAGGAGGGGTGCGGACCCAGGGGGGATATCACAGCCTGTTGCCCTCAAATTCCGGGTAAATTCCGATAGGATTTCCGTCCAAATCGAAGGCACAAACGGCAGAAACTGTGCGTTTTACGCCGTGTCCTTCGTGCTGATCGTGGCAATCCTTGCACTCGTAGGACAGGTTTTCCCAGTTCAGCGTGATCTCCGGATTGTTGATGTTCTCCGGAGTCAAGTGGATCTTGTGGTGGACGATGTATCCCAGGTTCTTCCGGCACACCTGGCACATACCACCATCTATCCGGACTCTCTCAGCAATAAAGCCTGTCCGGCATAAAAACCATGCTTTGCTGTTCAGAAACTTCTTTTCCCAGGGTTTTGCCATGGCAACCTCCAACTCTGCATGATAAAAGCTTACACAAAGTTTTAGGCTCTGGGATTCCGTTTTTTATTTCCCGCGTCCTTTCTCACCAGTTCTTGGTACTCTTCACAGGTCAGAAAACCGTAGTGCATCCCAACCAATGCCACAAACTGCCACCGGTAACGCTGGGCAGTTCTCTCGGAAAGATGCAGCGCAATGGCAGACCCATCAACTGTGTGGGTCTGTTTCCATAGGGTCATGTTGATGACCTGGATTCTGTTCTTTCCATCGATCATGGTTTTTGTCTGCTCTACGGCTTTGCTTACTGTGTCAAACTCTATTCTCTCCTGTCGATCCAAAGAGCTTTCATCCTTCCGTCTCTCTGGATAATCTTTGATCATGTTCAAGGCAAATGGCCACCAGTTGTATCTTGGCTTGCTAATACGTTACCGCCTCCTTTTCTGTTTGGTTATGGTTGCAAAACTTTACACATTTACAAGGCTTAATCTAACCGGCCCTGGTCCGGTCCTATGCCGCCGGTTTGCGTGGTTTCTTCTGCGGCGCTACTATATATTTAAAGTACATGTATCCGTAAGGAGTCGTCTTTACAGATACCAGCTTGTATCCCTTCGGGGCGATGGGAGGACGCTTTTCGGAGTATCCTCCGGTTACACGAACTTCGGTAGGTTCTTCTTTCTCTGGCTGTCGGACGTTCTTGGTCTGATACCAACGGTGCCCACCCTGTTCCTCCGTCCAGTGGTCAAACAGATAATTTGCTATTCCGGTATAGTCCGCGCCATGGTCTACACCGTCATATTTGTTATTTGCACGAAGCGGTGAAATCCGCTTCACTTTCCCATATTTCCATTTCTTGGAAATTACTTCCTCCGGAACATTTTTGATCAGCATGTGGAAGTGGATTCGTTCTGTGCTTTTCCCTCGGCCCATGACTGCAAAAATTACTGCGTCCGGGCAGGCATTTCGCAGTGTACGGATATAATTCGTGCGGACACGCCGCGCTTCTTCAAAAGTATGTACCTCCCAGTCGGTATCGAAGGTTAACGTAACATACCAGTCACCAGGCCGCATGTTCTCATTCACCAGCCGGATAAACGTCAACCTGGATATATGCTCCCTATGCTTAGCACGCTCTGATTCATCTTTGAATCGCTGGCGTTTTGGCTTTTCAGGGTCATACCCTTTTATGTTTCTGGTTCCTGCAGGGACGTTGTAAACCAACTGCTCACAAACTGTCCCGGAAAAAATCCGTTTTTTCATGGTTCTGACCGCCACACGTTCACCTCCTGAAGTTTCACAAACTCCAACCTGGGCACATTCCCTATGCCCATGGTGCAATCTGCGATTATTTTACTTTTAGTCTTTTCAGCTGTTCTTCCGCTTCCTGACGGGCTTTTATGGCATCCTCAAGTTTTTCGAAACATCCCAGATGCCTCGTTTTCCCTTTCTCTCCTATGGCAGCTGTCCACTTTCTTCTCCGCTTGTTCCAATAGACACCGGAATATCCGCTTGTGTTATTTTTTTGCTTTTTTCTGCGGTTCTCTTCTTCTGCTCCGCCGGAATCCCGCTTCTTCACTGGTTGTTTACATTCCTTTTTCTTGGTTCTCCCGCCAGGATACCATCCGCAGCAGTCACAGGATTCGTCAGTACATTGCACCCACTCATTGTAGGGGCATTGTTTTTTCGGTTTTCTCCCGGGCATTATTCCATTCCCTCCTTACTTTCTGCCTTCAGCCAGTTTTTCAGGTTGCCGCAGTTCTCAGCGCCAATCGGGCATGCATCGCAGCAACGAGCTTTGCAGGAATTGATAATGGTGTACAGAAATAGAAACAGCTGTGGGTCACTCTTTGCCCTGATATCGTCCGCCACAGTAATTGGTCTGGATAATATCCGCTGGTTAAATTGGTGACAATCACTGCCCTCTGTAAATTCTGCGTCCTCGATCCTGGCACAGCCATACTTATGCGGGCACCTGGCAAACACTCTTGGATCACATTTCAGCATTTAGCGCTTCCTCCATTTTCCTGTCCATGGTCGCTGCCAGTCCATGACAGTTCCCGTGGGATATATGATTTTTCCATGCTCCATAGGAAGCTTTCAGCTTCTCCGGCGGCAGTTTCCCGTCTGCGGTCAGCTTCGCCATTTTCAGAAACTTCCTCTGCGCATTACGCTTGTTTTGATTCTTCAGCTTCCGGATTGGCTCCCCACTTTTTGTTATGTAGGTGTGAAACCCCAGATAGCTGACGCCGTTTTTGAAGGGGAATATCTGTGTTTTACCGTTTAATTCGAGGTCTAAGCTCTCCAAATATAGGGTTATTACTTCCATACACCACTTTAAATAATCTTTGCTCGGGTGAATCAGCCAGAAGTCGTCCATATATCGGCCATAGAACTCTATCCCCAATTCATGCTTGATCAGCTTGTCCATCCCATCCAGATATAGCAGTGCAAATCCCTGATTGATCTGATTGCCCAGTGGAATGCCTTTTCCCGGCGTGCTGTCGATATACAAATTGCAGAGCCACAGCACATCCGGATCATATCCAAAGTGGTATTCCACAATATCCTTCAACTGCTCATGGGATATGCTGTAAAAGAATTTCCGGATATCGCACTTCAGGATGTACCCGTCGAATCCGTATCGCTCATGGAATTTCTGCATCTGAATACTGAGACGGTCAAGTCCGAACAGGGTCCCCTTGCCTCTCTGACCGGCGCAATTATCATAAAGAAAGATTTTTTCCAGCCGTGGCATGATCACGTTATCGCACAGGCAGTGCTGCACGACCTTATCCTTGAAAGATGTCGTCTGTATAACACGTTCCTTCGGCTCATATACTTTGAACTCGGAATATGGAGAAACCCTGTACTCCTTCGTCTGAAGCTGCCGGATTAGCGTGTGGACACCGTCCAGTGCAGCTGCATCGAATCGTGCAGCGCCTTTCTTAAATCCTTTCCCGCTTCTGGCCCGGCGGAATGCCCGGTACATATTATGAAAATCGGTTACTTTCTCGAAATCGGTCATGCAGCCCACCCTTTCTTGTTTATCCTTTTCGGAAAGGTTGTGCGTTCTTTTGAATGTGTGCATAGATTTCGGCTTACTGCCTACTCTGTCGAGCGTTCATCAGAACGGGCGGACGCCGTTGTCGTTGTTGTTGTAGTTGTCGTTGTTGATGTAGCCGGACGGCGAAACGCAAAGAAAATACAACGCACAGCCTAATTTTTTATTTCCGTTCCCTGGTTCTCCAGGCAATTGCCATGTATTTCACATCCTGAACCATCTTCGACCAATACGCCGCTGACTTATCATTCACCAGCTCCAGGTTCATGGACAGCTCAATGTAAAACAGCATCTGATCACACAGCGCAATTGCTTTTGTGATCATCTCGCACCGCTGCCACTTCTGGGTCTGGTTATTGATTCGGTTTGCCTCCATCAGCGTTTCGTAAAGGTCGAGGCTTCTGAGCTGGATACGGTCTACCAGGGAATGCCGATACTTTTTGGGATACCTGTTGCAGTTTGATGTGAGCTTAAAGCTATGTACCGCCAGTTCTTTTGCCTTGACGATAACCTTCAGATCTGTATCAGCCATTGTTACTCCTCAAAAGATACAAAGATATCAGATTTTAAGATACAAAACGGGCGGACGCCGCTGTCGCCGTTGCCGTAGCCGTCGCCGCTGAAGTAGCCGGACGGCGAAACGCAAAGTGCCCAGCGGTCATTCTCATGGTTCTTGGTGCTTGTTGCAGTTGCCAGCCACCACCATTCATCCTGCTTGTGCTTGTCCAGAACATCCACAAATCTCCGGTACTCAGTCATGGTCAGCAGGCTTGCCCGGCGTGTGATGGTTCCGTAATCCTTCAATCCATCCATAGTTGTCAGGTCCACAGGATGCTCCAGGATGTTTTCCCTGCCAATTGCCTCCGCAAGCTGATCCGCAAAGGTTTCACACAGGCAGTCCACAGTGGAACCTGCATAATTGTTATTTGTTTCGCTGAATTTGGACTCATCCTTGAAGAAGTTCTTGCAGATCAGGGCCGTCTCACCCAGATATTGTTCCAGGACGACCATCTCAAAGCCGCCGATTTTCACAACCTCGCCGGGTTCGAATTTGAATAGCTGTTTTTTCTTTTTGCCCACCACATTCAGCTCGCGCAGGGCAGCCACGATTGCAGCGGCCTGTTCATCGGTCAGACTAATGTGGTCGTTTCCTACATGGATAGAGTTGCTCATTTTTTGTGTATCCTCCTTATTAATAAAGAATCTCTTTGCCGTCGAAATGAAACCAGTCAATCCTGCCGCAGCCTCTGCACTGGCAGCGCTTTACGGTGATTCTCCTTCCGGTTTTATAGCTTGTATAGCGGTATTCCGTTTTCAATGGCCGCCACACATGGCGGTGCATGATTTTATGAAACCATTTCTTCATCACCACACCTCCACCAATACCAGCAAGCACAGCGCCCACATAACAGCGGGCGATTGGAGCAGTAGCGCAGTCAAAACCACAGCAGAAGTAAAAAACACCTTCCATATCAAATCTTGCATCTCTTTCCTCCCCATAAGTATGTATTACACGACAAGCACCGCTCCTGACCAATCTGGATTGGAGCGCCGCACACTGGGCAATGCTGATTCATAGCCTTACCTCCATTCCAAGCGCCTCCGCCCAGGCTTTTACCAGAAGACGCAGGAACTTCAGCATCTTTTCGCCCTTCTCCTTGTCGCCCACGGAGATTTTCTTTATCCAGCCAAGCAGGCTGTTGAAGTCTGCCCGGAGCTTTTGCGCCATCACATTGCATTCCACCATATCCGGATCGTTCTTCCGCTGGGCGGCTTCCAGTTTCTCCTGAATGACTTTTGTTTTTTTCTGCTCTGCGGCAAGGGCCGCGTTGGCTTCTTCCAGTTTTTTCTGGATATCGCCGGCATCTTTTTCCGCTGCGGCGGCCTCTGCCTCGCGGCGCAGCTGCTCCATGATGGATTCTGGAATGTCCGGGTTTTCCTGCGCCTTCTTCAGCTCCTCCCGGACGGTCTTCTCCTTTTTCCGGGCTTCTTTCAGCTGGTTCTCCAGGACTTCCACCTTTTTTACTGCATTTTTCTCACTGGTTTCTGCCAGATGCTTTTCAGCAGTAAGTTTGTCGATCTCCTTGCGAAGATTTTCTTCGTTGGTCTCTGCAGTATCCCTCTCGCTGGTCAGCCGGTCGATCTGCTCCTGCCATGCGCTCTCATCGGATTTGGCGGCGGATAACTGCTGCTGCATGTTCAGCACATTCTGGTTTGCATCCCGGAGTTGAGCTTCTGCACATTCCGCCGCTGCCATAGCATTGTCCCGCTCCCGCAGGGCCTGCTGCAGCTGCCGGGTTGACATGTCCGCCACATTGTTTTCTTCTGCAAATTCCTGACGCTCCGCAAAGGGCAGGGCCAACAATGCCAGATGCTGGGTATAACTCAGCTTCCCAAACGTTTGGGAACTGGTCCAGGTATCAAAGAGTGACTGCTGATTGGTTCCATACTCCCTGTACAGCTTCATCAGGTTTTCTGCGGTTGACTGGGAATATTCCACGTTTTCTTCCAGCCATTTGCCCCACTCACCCTGCGGAACA